GGCAGCGTGGAGGTCACAAAGGTTAGGAAGCTTGTTAAAAGTGTATTTGGCCCAGTAATCATCCCCCATGAAAAGAGCCTGCACCTTGGTTGGCCGCAGGTGTTCGGGCAGTTGGCCAAGGGTGTGGTACACCACCATCATCGAAATAATCGTGTTGCCGGCGGTGGTGTTCCAATCTCCACTGAGGCGCTTGTACATGGTCTTGTACTTCATCTTTATCCGCGTTTTGCCGTACTTAACGAGGATGCGCCCAACAACCTCTTGGAAGCGCCTGCGAACGTCCTGAGCAGCATACATGCCCAGCGAAGCATATATGTCGTACTCAGCAGTGAGGGTTTCCAGTTGCATAGTAGCATCCCAATTCTTGCCATCACGCTCGTCAATGCAGAACACCCCGGGTTCTGCGAGCCACGCCGAAACGAGGTCACTGAGCGAGTCGTGATTGTGGCCCCCGGCGTAGACGAAAGTGCACTTTACACCATGTAAAAGAAACTCATGGTCCCCCAAACACCCAAGGGCTTTGAGAACCGCGTAGTACTCGCGGTCATGGTTGTATGCCGAAGACTCTGAAACCTGGGCCTGGATTAGTCGAGCCTTCCTAGGCTCTCCGGAATTGACCTCGCGCTTGGGAAAAGAAGTAGCCCGGTCATACCTTGGGTGATCAAAAGCCCGGCTGTGATAAATCAACTGCCGCTTGGCTGCCGTCCGACCCGACTCGAGATCCCAATCCGTAACGGAAAGCCAGCTTTGTGCATAATATGCCTGGAGAAAAGGTTTCACGCAGGGGGAGAGGAAGAAGTTAAAATTCTTCGCCACGACCCGGTTAGCGGGAGGAAGGAGGTGGCGGGAAGTCAGTGCATTGTGCGCCCCGAAAGCGCACTGAGCAATCATGCTCGGGAATCCAAAACTGCAGCCTAAAGCACAAGGCCCAGTAGGGCCATCAAAACTGACGTCATAAGCAGATGAATTGGGAGCAAGAAAATGACGAGGCTGATAAGGTCGCCATAGGTCAGGGCGCTCCCAAGA